TCGATGCTTATGGGCGCTGCGGCAGGAAGTATTAAGACCGTAGTTAAAAACTTTGATGATTATCTTTTAAGACCATTAGGAGAAGCGTTCTTTAGCTTTAATATGCAATTTGATTTTGATCCTGAAATTAAAGGGGATTTAGAAATTAAAGCTAGAGGAACAGAAAGCTTAATGGCAAATGAAGTACGTAGTCAAAGATTGTTACAATTTTTACAAGTTGTAGCAAATCCAGCTCTTGCTCCTTTTGCTAAGTTTACGTCTATTATTCGAGAGATTGCAAACTCGATGGGACTTGATCCAGATAAGGTTTGTAATACACCTGAAGAAGCAGCACGACAAGCTAAAATTCAACAGCAACAGCAACCACCACAACCCCCCGTTCAACAACCACCTCAAGCTCCGGGTTTAAGCCCAAATGATATGCAAGGAGGAGGAGGTGGAAATATTGGTGTAGGAGGCGCACCCATACCTATGGAGGAACAATTTAGTGGCACAGGACAACAGCAACAACAGCCAGTACAGCAGCCTACTCAGCAAGCTCAAGACACTGGTCAACAACAAACGCCAATGGGACGCATTCAATAGTTATATTGATTGGGTTATTCTACAACAACAGGCTAGTTTAGAACAGAATATAGATATGGTTAATATTTATAAAGCCCAAGGAGCTATTCATAGTTTACGCAAATTAAAACAATTGCGAGATGAAGTACATGCCAGCGATAAAATGAATATTTTATAAAGGAGAAAATATAGTGGCAAGAGAACAAATGAATACTGAGATGCAGGAGCAAATGTTAGGAACGGGGCTAGTACCTGATCCTAATATGGTTGATCCTGTTAGTGGAAATGAAATTCCTCTTGGGGCTACTGCAGAAGGAGTTAGGGACGATCAACCAGCAGCATTAAGTGCTGGTGAATTTATAATTCCGTCTTTTGCTGTAAACTTTTATGGAGTGCAACAACTACAGCAGCTCGTTGATTCAGCAGAAATCGGTTTACAACAAATGGAACATAGAGGCTTAACAGGTATGCCTGCTGAAGAAGAGCCTTCTTTGGGTTCAACAGACCGTATGGTTGAACCAGAGGCAGAACCATTGTTAGAAGCCCCTATTGATGTTGAAGAATACTATCGGGGTGGATTAGTACAAACGTATGCTAATGGGGGATTAACTACTGCAGCCATTCCTGCACCAAGAGCAAATATGGTAGCTTCTGCACCAGTAACTACTACTCAAGTATCTCCCGTTTCACAAACTGTAACTCAACCTTTACGTCCTCAAAGATCCGTTAGAGATCCTTCTCGGTCTGTTACGTTTCCAACGTATGAACAATTGCAGGATATTAAATATGTAAAGTACATAAATGCCGCTGGACAAAGTATTCTTATTCCAGTTATACGTGGTGTTCCACAACGAACAATTCCAGCAGGATTTACTCCTGCTCCTACGACAACAGATGAAACTACAACACCAACTGTTCCTGTTGAATCTGAAGAAGATAAAGCACAGAAATTAGTTGCGGCTCAAGAAGAACAAGAGCGACAAAGAGTAGAGCAGGAAACTGCTTTAGATGATGAAAGACGACAAGAGGAAGATGAAATACAGGAAAATTTAGACGAGTTGCTAGAACTAGAAACAATATTAAATAATTTGGGTGAGCTTGATGAAGAGACAGACGCAGCGGGGAAGGTACTCAATCTAGATAGTGAGGCAGCACGTTCGCTTATTCAGAAATCCTTAGATGAGATTAAAACAGACTATACTCCGTTTGAACAAACTCTAGCAGCAGTTCCCGGTATTATTGGTAAGGGTCTTTCTGAAGGACTGCTCGCTTCAAATGCTGATAAAATTTGGGAAGCACAAGGAGGACAAATTCCGGGGGCCGTTAAATTTGATGTAGGTGAAGGTAATAAGCCTATTTATATTATTGCACGTAGGCCGGACACCTTCTTTGGTGCAGCAGGTCCAGATTTTCAGGCGTATCAACAAGGTAAGCAAATAGACATATCCAGAGTTTTATCTACTCTTGGTACACAATATGGTGTATCAGATTTAACTTTAGATCAAATTGTTACGGATGACAAAGGAAACTTTCTTAGATTTACAGATGATGTAGAGCCAACGGGCGTTGGAAGAGACGAGTTACGAGAGAGTTTAGGAAGAGGTAAATATCTTGGAATTACATCATCGGGGAGAATTATTGTTCGTGATCCAGAGAGAAGTAGTGGCACAAGAACTTCTAGAATGAGTAAACGAACCTTCTTTGCTTTAACTCCAGAACAACAGGTTAAAGCCGCTGGAGGAATAGGTCAAGAAAATATCGGAAAATGGCAATTATTTGGAGGAGCCAATATTAATCAAAAGTGGTTTGAAGGTATGTCTGCCGATCAAAAAAAGGCGTATGATGAAGCATTAGCTAAAGCTAAACAGGACGCTGAGAATGGCGATGACAATGGCGAAATAGGTCCACAACCACAACCAGCAGCTTCATCACTACCTGCCGCTGTACTGGGGCATGATTCGCCATATATGGGCCAACCAGCAGCTCCTCAACCAGCAGTAGCTCCTGAACCAGTAGCTCCTGAACCAGTAGCTCCTGAACCAGTAGCTCCTCAACCAGTACTTGATCCAAGAGCAGAGCCACAAGACTTTGATTTTACAGGACAGGAACCAGCAGCTCCTCAACCAGCAGCTCCTGAACCAGTAGCTCCTGCTAAACTGCCCGAAAACCTTCGGACGTTTTTAGATAACTTGAGGAATCAACAGAGGAATGCTAGGAAAATACCTGACACCACTACTGTACCTGCACCTGCAGCGGATGCAATTGAATTCGCACCAATGCCTGTACCTGAACCTTTAGCTATACCTGCACCTGCAGCGGATGCAATTGATGATTCATCTGTAAATCGGTTTGAACAAGTAGGAGGACGGCCCTTACCTCCAGCATATACACCAACGGGACCAGCTTCTAATCTTCTTTCTTCTTTTGAGCAAGTTCCCGGTGGTTTTACTGTAAGCTCTCCTGTAGAAAGGGTAGCAGCTACAAAGCCAAATATTGCTCTAATACCCGAAGTACCTTCTCCGTTTGAACGAGGAGGAAGGACGACAAGGCCGTATAGTCCTTCATTTCCTCCGCCCATACCAGAACCACCACATAGTCCTTCATTTCCTCCGCCCATACCAGAACCACCACCTTTACCACCAGCACCAGCCTCAGTATTTACACCAGTAACGCCTGTTGACCAAAGGCCAGCTATTATCAACAAGCAAAAACTGGCTACTGCACAACAAGATGCAAATAACGCAGCAGCAGCATTAGCAAGACAAGAAGAAGATGCAAGAAGAGCAGACGAAGAGGCTGAAGAAGAAATACTGCGACTTGAAAAAGAACGAGAAGACCAAATAGAAGCAGAAGCAAAAGCACGAGAAGAGCAGATTGCAGCCCAATATGCACAGGATTATGGTGGCATGGCTGCTGGTGGCTTAGTGACGAAAAAGAAACAACGTACACGAACAAGAAAAGGCAAGGGACTAGCCAGACGTAAATAGTCCCATTGTTGGCTTACCTAACCCCCCGACTTGGCTACGGATAGCCCCAACATTGGAGAGAAAATATGGAAGATGAAACAGTAGTAGGTACAGTTAATCCTATTAAAAAAGTTGTAAGTATGGGAGATCGTCGTTATAATTCCCAAAAAACAATTGAAGATGAAGAAAAAGAACTTGAAGAATTAATTAAAGAGCAGGCTACAAATAGTGATAGTGAACCGAACTCCGAGAATGATTCATTAGATGAGGATCAAGAAGCTAAAACACCAGAAGAAAAAACATTCAAGAAACGATATGGTGATCTTCGCAGACATTCTCAGAAACAACAAAAAGAACATGAAGAAAAGATTGTAGCATTACAAGAACAATTGACTACTGCAACAAAAACACAGATAAGTTTGCCTAAATCCGAAAAAGAACTAGAAGACTGGGCAAAAGAATATCCTGACGTAGCTGCAATTATTGAAACAATTGCAATTAAAAAATCAAAAGAACAGGCTGAAGATTTAGAAAAGCAACTTGAAGAAATTAATCAATTGCAAGCGACAGCAAAAAGAGAAAAAGCTGAAGTTGAATTGCTTTCTTTACATCCTGATTTTGAAACTATTAGAGCTACAGAAGAATTTCATACATGGGCAGATGCTCAACCTAAATGGATCCAAGATGCATTGTATGAAAATGAAACGGATGCTCACGCTGCTTCTAGAGCCATTGATTTGTATAAGGTAGATAAAGGAATTGAAGCGTCAGATTCTAAGAAACCCTCTAAATCAAAAGCAAATAAAGCTGCTGCTAAACTCGTAACTACAAAAACAGCTAAATCTGCTCCAGAAACAAATTCTGATAATAATAAATGGAAAGAATCAACTGTAGATAAAATGTCTTCAGAACAATACGAAAAAAATGCAGAATCTATAATGGAAGCAATACGTTCTGGTAACTTTATATATGATATCTCAGGAAGTGCTAGATAACTGTATTTTTTTCTTGACTTTTATAATATTTTAAGTAGAATGGTAGTATAACTAGGCCCACGTTCTGTGCAACCCTAGAATATATAAGTAAAACTTTTTTGCAACCCAGTAATATGGCCGATAATAGGTTGATCCCCTGTTTATCCTACCCCCTAGAGCTGGCCCGTGAAAGTTATGTCCTGAAGTATGACCTTTACAGTCATGCTTGTGGGCCTTGTTGCCCACTTAGTACGAAAAAAAGGAGATTTAATTATGGCTTTTCAACGTGCTGCAGGGTATAACAATTTACCGAATGGTAATTTTAGCCCTGTAATTTACTCTAAGCAGGTCCAGCTTGCGTTTCGCAAGGGTTCTGTTGCTGAGGATATTACCAATAATGACTACTTTGGTGATATCGCAAACTTTGGTGATACTGTCCGTATTATCAAGGAGCCTGAGATCACGGTCAAATCTTATGCCCGTGGTACTCAAATCTCGCCACAAGACCTTGATGACGAAGATTTTCAGCTTGTAGTTGATCAAGCTAACTACTTCGCATTTAAGGTTGATGATATCGAAGAAGCACATTCACATGTGAACTTTCAGAACGTAGCGTCTGATCGTGCAGGCTATCGCCTCAAGGATCAGTATGACGCAGAAGTTTTGGGCTACCTTTCTGGTTTTGCTCAGGCTTCTATCAGTGCTGTTGCTAGTACCGCTAATACTACGGTTTCTGGCACCAAGGCTGTTTCGACTGCTGGTTCCGACGAATTGCTTTCTTCTATGCAGCTTAAGAAGGGTGACTTTGGTAACATTACGACCTCTTCAGCAGGTACGCATTCCGTTCCAGTGGCAGCTCGTCTGCCGGGGGCAAGTGCGCTTCCTACAGCTACTGCATCACCTAATATGGTTGTGGCAAGAATGGCTAGGCTCTTGGACACGCAGTTTGTGGACAAGGATAATCGGTGGCTCGTTATTTCACCACACTTCATGGAAGTGTTGATGGATGAGGACTCCCGACTTCTAAACCAAGACTTTGGTGAATCCGGTGCGATTCGCAATGGTCTTGCACTAAATAATCTTTACGGCTTTAGGGTTTATGTTTCTAACAACCTACCTGCTGTTGGCACTGGTCCGGGTACTTCTGGTACTGCAAACCAAAACTCCAACTATGGTGTAATTGTTGGTGGACATAATTCTGCTATTGCAACCGCAAGCCAGATCACTAAGACGGAAACGTATCGTGATCCTGATAGCTTTGCTGATATCGTGCGTGGTATGCACCTTTACGGTCGTAAGATTCTACGACCTGAAGCAATTGCCACAGCGAAATACAATATAGCATAGGGGAGGTATTACAATGGCAACTTTTGATATGACATTAAAGTCAACGACTGGCGTAAGTGCCAGCTCTATTGCAACTCTTCAAGCTACTCGTCGAGGAAGTGCTATGAGAATGGTAGATGCTATTCTCGATGTCGACGCTCTGGCTGCAGATGGCTATAGTTGTACAAATGGTGATATTTTCCAACTTCTAGAAATTCCTGCAAATACTTTTGTGTTGTTTGCTGGAGCGGAAGTTCTTAAAGCCTTTGATGGTAGTTCTCCAACAGTAGATATCGATTTTGCTGAAGGTGATGATATTATCGATGGTGGAGATGTTACCTCAACAGGTATTCTCGCTGAAGGAACAAATGGTCAGGCCAATGATGTTATTACTGGTGCTGATTCTTTGTTTGAATGCTTTGTAACTACTACAGACACGATTGATGTGAAGCTCATTGCTGCATCTGCTGACGTTACTGAAGGAAGGCTGCGAGTTTACGCATGTCTTGTTGATGTAAATGGTTATGCAGAAGAAGCGGATGAAGTTGATCGAGATCAGCTTGCATAGTTAATGATTGTGGGAGGGGCTAATACCCCTCTCACTATCTAACTTAAAAGGAAACAAATGGCAAATTCATTTTTAACATACACAAATGATGTACTTGTAAAATTAAATGAAGTCAAGCTTACTTCAACTGATTTTACAGATGATCGTGGTATTCAAACACAAGCCAAATATGCAATAAATCAAGCAATTCGTTATATTAATCAACGAGAATTTAACTGGCCGTTTAACCATGCTACGGCAAGTCAAACTTTAACTGCTGGCGTTGTGAGCTATTCTTTGCCATCAAACACTAAACATGTAGACTATGCTACAGCACGACTTAGAAAAAGTGAAAGTTTAGGTAATGCTGCTCGTCCGTTAGCTTTATTAGACTACCATGAATATTTAGAGTTGCATATAAAACAAGAAGATGATACAGTAACTACTACATTAAGTAGTGGGATTGACGATGACGATACGACAATTTCTGTTGCTGATGCTTCGTCCTTTGATTCAACAGGTACGATTATTATTAATACAGAAAATATAACTTATACTGGTACAACTTCAACAAGTTTCACAGGAGCAACACGAGGCGCAGAAAGTACAACTGCAGCCAGCCATTCGACAGGAGCTACTGTTGCTCAGATTGATGCAGGTGGAATACCTACTCATATATTTAGAAAACCAGATAATACG